GTACTTCCACCATGTGTAACAGCTGTTCTCAAATTCATTAATTCAAATTCATCAAAATTTGGAATACCTTGTGTAGCTGTGGAACCACCTATACTTATATCTACTAGAACGTGATGACCTAGAGTTGCACCTGTAGGTTCATTATTTATTGTAGTTGTAGATGTAGGCTTTGCTACTCTAATAGTTGTTGGATAGCCTCTGCTAGCTCTATAACCATCTACAACAACCGTGCCATCACTTACCTTTAATAGTAAATGAGTATTTTCAGAATCAAGTTCAAAATTTGCAGTGTAAGGTTTTACTATATAGTCTCCAGAATTTTCTGCTATTCTCTTTGCTATAAGGTCATTTGGTATATTGTACGCATCAATAGTGTCATTAGCAGAGTATATCACACCTTCTACTATTCTAGCGACTGGAACAAAGTTATCACTAGCTACTGTCTCGCTTTCTAAAGCTAGAGTTAATTGTATTCTATATCTATCAGCTCCTGGTGCAGCAGTATTTGGGACAGCTCCCTGATTATCGAATAATCCAGTATCGTCTGTTACTGTTACCACATCTTCTACAGATTTAAATCCAAGAACATCGTCTAAATTATCAGTATATTTTGATATGACTTTTGATTGGTCCAGAGTAAATACAAAGTTACCTCTAGCATAATAAACTCCGGACTTTAAAGTTCCAAGTATGCCTACGCCAACTGCTGGATTTACTCCAGCTGTGTTTATAGATTGCACGTTTAACGTTTCACCGTTTGCAGTTCCAGCACCTGTTAAAGTTCCTCCGGCGGTTACTCTTATAGTGTTAGTTCCTCCAGAAGTTCCTGTATTAATATATTGAACGTAAACAGTTCCTGGGTCAGATAGACCTCCATTAAGAGGAGAGATTTTTGTAGAGTCAGCAGCTATGTATTCTAAAACTTTTACTTGTAAGTTTGTACCAGTTTCAGTAAAAGTTGCTCCAATCCAAGTTGAGTTGTTAGTTACATCTGTTGATGGATTTAATTTTATAAACTCGTATTTTGCCTGAAGGTTAGCTCCTCCGGGTTTTACAACTGCTCCTTCTTTAAATATATTATCACCAAATCTTTGAATTTGATTTTGAAGAATAGTTTGTATTTGTGTTAATTCTCTTGCTTGTAAAGCTACTCCAGTATTAAATAATATTTTATGATAGTTATCACTATCTTTAAAATCATCTTTATACGTAGAGGAAAAAGTATTACTAGTTAATGTAGTCGCCATCTTTATACCTTATAATGTTATTACAACTTTAAGATCTTCTGTCTGGTTTGCAGATCTTTGTACCGGTGCTCTATTTTCTATATATAGGATCTCTCCGCTTAATTTATCGATGTCTCCGCTCTTTAAAAAGCCGTTAGCAGAATCTAAAGTGGCTGAAGTACCACCACCTGAAACTAGTTCACCAGCTATAAATGGTTTAAATCCAGTTGAATCATTTTGATGAAACCACACTCTTGAGCTATCGACAGTATCAACTACTGCTTGACCACCTCCAGCACCAGTGATCACAGTATCTTTTGCAAATGTTGGAACTGCAGTAAAATTTAAGTACTTCAATATCTTTCCACTTGTTCCAGTATATGCGATAACACCTGCAGAATCTTTTAGATTTCTCATTATAGCAACTTGTCTAAAATCTTGATCTATAATAAACGATGAACCAGCAGTTGTATCACCACTTACAGCTTGAGTAGTACTTTCAGTACCGTTAGGTTTAGCGTTAAACATAAGTGAAGTTGCTTTAAGTTCATTTCTAGGATCTGCACCTAATCCACTATCTGGTCCGATTACAGCTCTAGCAAGTGCAACGTCAGTTCCAGTAGATGGATTAGCAACAGTCGCACTCGCAAAGTTATAACCGTGGCCAAACTTTAAACAACTATCAGTTGAAGAATCTAGCTCTATCTTTATTACACTACCGCCGCTTACTGTTCCTGTAGCTGTAGCTCCGGTTCCATCTCCGTTTATTGTTACTGCAACAGTACTTCCAGTATATCCAGTTCCATTATTAACCATTTCTATTCCAAGAATCTGACCAGGTGATGCTGCGTTTTGAACGGCATCTTGCACTTGCTCAGAAGTTGTTAAGACTCTTCCAAGTTCTGAAGAGTCCAAAACTTTTTCTACTGGAACAAAGTTAGATGATAAAAATTTACTAGCCCTTATCGCACTTAAAGAATATAAGAACTTCCACACATATCCATCTGTAGTCTTAAATGGTTTTATAGATGTTCCAGTTGGTTTTACAGTTGAAGTGTTTGGATTTCCATTGTTGTCTTTACTTTGTTGTAAGCATATATAAACTTGGTTATCTTCGGTTAACACATAGTAACTAGTATTGGGTATCTGTGTAAAATCATCGTCATACGCATTGTAAACGCCCGGTGTCCAATTATAACGTGGAATCGTAAAAGTAACATCATTAGTCTTTTTAAGAGATTGTAAACCAGATCTAACTTGTCTTATAGTTCTTGGTGAATCTTTAGGTGTAGGAACATTTTCGGCTGAATCCCACTGTTCTGACTTACCTATTCCAATATAAAACTGATCACTGTCATTTGACACGTCTGTAAATATTTTTTGTATTAATTTTTTCTTAAATACGTCTGTGATTATTGCTGCCATCTTTTATTCCTATGATATTGTTATTCCGCCAGCGGAAGAGTCTCTTATTCCAAATCCTAATAAAAACCAATTGGATCCGTCCCATATACACTCGGTTGATCTGTTTTGTACTAGCGCAAATGACGTTCCATTAGCGAACGGTGATGGAGTAACTGTCATAGTGCCAGCACCTTTATTACTAAAAATTTTATGTTCTCCAGTGGTTGTTCCGGCTGCTAGTGAAACAGCTAACGCAGATCCTTTGTTACCTATAATAAAAGTATGATTAGGACTAGCCGCTCCGTTTGCAGTTATAGTCGATGACGAGTACGCCGCTTTTGCTATTTCTACAGATCCTGCACCTTTTCCAGCTAGCATCAAGTTTACGTTACTAGAATCACCTGTAGCTGATATTGTTGGATCTGTGTTTAGTATTCCATTTGTTACAGTTATCTCATTTACAGCTGATGCCGTTTGAGTAAATTTAATTAACTCGTTATTATTTGAGTCGTTTAAAGAAGCTCCAAGTTTTAGCTTAGGATTGTTTATAAGAGGAGCTGTTATCGTTTTATTTGTAAGAGCTTCTGTACCAGCTAATGTAGCAAAACTTCCGTCTGATAAAGCAGTATTAAATAAAGCAGTAGTTCCAGTTAATGTATTTTTAGCTAAATTTACAGTCTTATTAGTTAAAGTTTGTACAGCAGTTGTCAGTATTATATTACCACTAGAATCTGGTAAATTTATAACATTGTCTTGCGTAGCATTTGTAGCAAATAACCGTGTCTCGTGCGCGTCTGCGGTCAGTCCTTCAAATACTATTGCGCTGTCTTGAAACTTTACTCTTGAAGCTAAGCTACTACTATCACCTTCTGCTCCTAAAAAGTTATATAGTTCTATAAAATTATCATTAATTTTTCCGCCAGCAGTACGCAGTGTGTCTCCTGTACCATCGTTTGCCGCTGAGCCTGTGTTAACATTTTGTCTTGTCATTTTTTATCCTAAATAATAGTTCTATTTATACTAGAAAGTTGAGTCAATTAAGTAATTTCCGAATATTTCATTATCCATAGTCTCTGTTGCCAATGAGAAGTCTGGTGTTGCATTTGCTGCGCTATCTCTAATATTACTGTCGTCAAACGTAAATGAGTTTGGAGTAATAAGTTGTGCAGTACTCGAGTAAAACTTATCTATCTCAGCTGGAGTAAGATTTTGATAAACACTTACTAACTGATCTAAGCCCATTCTAAAGTCAGCTGTTCCATTGTTATCTGAATCTATTAATGCAGTTAATTGTACGAATGGAGCCACTGGTGGAATAGAAGCTTGGCTTATAAATGTAATAGCACCAGAATCTTCATCATTAAGAAAACCTTGAGCTGTTATGGAGCTAGTTGCTTCGGTATCTGAGGTTATTTCCCCCGCAAAAAAGAAACCAGCTGGATGAATAAATTTTTTATAAAGTGCTTCCCAAGTATTACTTGATAAAGCTGTTTTTATTAATATGGAAAAAACTTGATATAACTTACCATTTTGTATAACTTTTAAAGATTCAGGGCCAATTAGCGAAGCTGGTACGTTTGAGTCACCTGCCCCTACAATAAACAAATCATCTTTTGGATATTCTACTACTATTCTATCTTGAAAAAATAATCTAAAAAATTCTTCTATAGAAAATCTCGTACCTTTGTTTCTTTGCAGTTCTGCAAGTCTTCTCACTGCATATCGAGCATCTGTAAAATTATCGCCATTAGGTAAACCAGCTGCAATTTCAGATATTAGATTATTTAGTTGTGGAGTAGAACCAGCATCTCTTAATTGAAATAACTGCTTGATATCACTACCAAAAGATGTAGTTCCATCAGAGTCTAGTTGCTGATAGTAAGTTTCTAAAAAATTTACAAACGTAGTAAAATCACTAGTGATATGCTCAGGTAAAGCTTCACTTACTTTTCTATTTAAAAAGTTTCTATTTCGACGATTATAGTGATAATTAATTGGCATCTTATAATGTTACTAACGTGTTTTGGTTATCTATTACTGCAGTTGAAAGTGAATTACCAGTATCAATATCGAGTATATAATTACGTAGTGGTCTTATTGTTCCTTGATTTGCTGGCAAAGCGTTTACTTTTAACAAAGTTCCTTGAACAGCAGATGGGGCAAATCCAACAAGTGTAACTATACCTTGAAGTTGCGAGTACGAACCAGCGTTGTCTATTTGAATGACTCCATCTTGATCAACTATTTCTAACTTATTACTATTTAAAGCATTTCTTATAGAGCAAGATTTACTGTTAATAGTAAACAAAGAACTTGTTATAACTCTATTGACGTCATCTGGTTCAGCTAAGGTAGTGGGAAATGTTATAGAATAAGTAGCACTCTGATTTAAATCAATAGCCTGTTCTCTTTGCATTGCAACTGTCATACGAGAGTTAAGAATCGCTACGTCTAATGCATCAATCGCTGTTAATAAATTAGATCTTCTAAAAACTTTATTAAACTTTCTTAAATTAGTAGCAAAGAAAGAGTTTATGGTGCTTTGAACTAAATTTTCAACTGATTGAGAAGTAGAAGATGTTAAATCTGGATCAAGATTAAAAAATGTAGTTAATACAAGTTTGGTAGTTATAGCTTCAGCGAATACTAGATCTATAGACATAATAGATAAATTTTCTGATAAATTATTTTTTATTTGGTTTTTAACATCTTCTTGGGTTGTGGTATCTATATTACTTTTAAATTTAAGTCCAGCGTAAACTCTGCCGTATATCTGTGGCACGTTATCATGCCCTCCCCAAGCAATAACATCGTCCAAGTAAGCTCCGTAATTAGCCAATATCTGAGCTCTATAATCTTCTGCAGTTACTAATCTTTTTTGGGAACTAAAAGCTATTGGAGCGTTTCTTCTTATTGATTCTAAAGATTCTTTGAAAGCGCCACCTGCAGACGTAGAAGTTGTTACTGCTGTCAATGGATAATTTACCCCACTTACGCTTAAAGCCACGTTAGTAGTAAAAGTTGTTGCACCATTTGCTACTGTTCCTTGTGTAGACAAATAATCAACTACTATTTTATTTCCAGCTACAGGAGCTTTACCAGTGCTCAATCCATCACCAAATATTAATTCGTAGTAACCATTTGGCACTTCTTTTATTTGGTATAAGGCTGAGTCATTTGTGACTCTTACCGCATCTTGTATATCTGTATAAGTTGTAAAAGTAGTTCCTGTTAAAGTATCAAAAACTCTTACTCTTATCGTAGAAGTGTCCATTGTGACGTCTGGTATAACATAAATTTGAGAATCTGATTTTTCTCCTACTACAAATGTTTTAATTTTTTCAGTTCCTTCAAAAACTGGAATTTCAGATAATCCAGTACCTGTTTTAAACTCATAAGAACCGGTGCCATCATCTGAAGCTACAAAATTTTGCCTAGTTTGAAAAGTATAACTTACGTCATCGACACTTGCCGTAAATATTGCTCCTCTCGTAAGAGTAACACTTGTGGGTCTAGGCGTTGTTGTTATTAAAATCGATAATTTTAATTTTGCTTGAGAAGAAGTGTAAGATGTAGGAATGTAACCTAAAGTTTCAGCATGAGCTACCACAGAGCTTCTTAACTGTGCTGTGTTTATGAAACTTTCATTTAACGCAAAGTTAGCTGTTAATCCATTAAAATGAGAGTTAAGTGCTAGAACATCTAATAAGTTACTTAGACCTGAAGCTTCAAAATTATAATCTTGAAACTCTGTTTGTTCTTTAAATTTTTCCTTTAACTTATTTTTAATAAAGTCAAAATCTAGTTGAGTTGATTTAATAGTTGTTGCCATTATCTTAACCTCGTTAGCGACACGTCTACAAAAGCTTCTTCTGACGTGTTAATTATTTGAAAAGTCACAGTAATATTTACTTCGTTTGTATCTGGACTTATATTACTTTTTATGTTTAAAACTCTTGCTCGTGGTTCGAATGTTTCTATCGCTTTTATTATATCATCTTCTAAAGTATCATCATCTATATCAGTGCTGAGTCTAAATAACATAGAGTTTAAATCTGCGCCAAATCTTGGCAAAAATGGTTTTTCAGAAAAATTAGTTAATAATAAATTCCTTACTGCTTGTTTTACTGAGGCTCCACTTGATTTTTTAAATATGTCTCCAGAACCTTTTTTGGCAAAAGAAAGATCGATATCAGAGTATTCTTCTCTTCTAGAAGTAAGAATACTTTTATTACCTAGATTACCGTCTTCAATTGAAAAAGCTCTTGATGGCATTTAAAATCCTTTTTGTCTATTTATATCAAGTATTTAGCGTTTCTAAATTTTCATTAGGAACTACTACTTCTAAAAGCTCATTAGTTGTTTGAGAAGCATTATTAAATCTTGTTTCTACTTGGTTCTTGTAAGTAACTGTCCATGGCGCGACTATTTGTGGCATAATTAATATTATACAGGCATGCAATGATTCATCTGGATTATAATTATCGTAATCTAGTATTAACCTGTCAAAATTTAAATAGTCTTTCCAAAACACCGCTAAGTCAAAAGTTTTTTCTAGTGCTATACCACCAGTAATATCTCTTAAAGCATAAACAACAGCTTGTCCATTTGTTAAAAAATGATTTACTCCAGTGCTTACATCTAATATTTCACTAGGCCCAGGAATATATAGACCTTCTTGTACTTCAAGTCTAAAATCTTCGAATTCTTTTGTACTTTTTGGATCATTTATAGTTCTCATTGCTTCTGCGTGTAGTACATACTGTTTTGCAAGTGTTTTTTTGTCAGCGTCAGTTAATATATGATGCATAGTAACTGGATCACCGTGGCTACCTAAAAATTTTGCCATTGTTATTCCTGGCGCTAATCTAGTTCTAGCAGTTATATTACTTTGGAAAACTGGATTAAATTTTGCACTTGGAACTATATCTGTTGTAATTGTTGCCATATTATACCTTACGTAAAAAGTTGTACTCTTCCATCTTGACTACCAATTGATTCAGTACCTCTTCTTGGAGTCTTTTCTGGACCTACAACTCTTCCAAATTTTGGCACTACTGGGACAGCAAAGTTAGAAGATATTATTCCTTCAGTAACTAATGCTCCAGTAAAACTTTGATTCTTTAAGTTGTTGGGGTCTCTTAATTTTGATCTTGCTAGTGCCGTAGACAAGTCAACTGAAGATATTCCACCATAATTTTCTGCTCTATTAACAGTATTTTTAAAGTCGTCAAAAGGATCTATGTCTAATCTTCTTATGCCTAAGCTATTTTGATTTAAATAATCGAACATTACGGTAGCATTAGGCTGACCAGTATTTGAATCTGCAGCCTCAGTAAAAGTTACTGCTGATTGCGCGCTTCCTGCAGACGTTCCTATTGCAGCTGTACCTGCCGTTCCTGCGGTGTTAGCATTACCTGACAAGTTTCCATTAAACGTTGGCGCTGTCATACCAACACTTGCTATAACTCCTTGTGAGGCATGTACTGATGTCGCGTTAACTCTTGGTATGTGTGCGGTATGTCCATAGTAAACTATGTTAGCACCGCCAATTGTACCACTATCTCCAATCACTGTTAATGATGAAGCCGCCATGTTTATATCAAGAGAAGATATTACTATTCCATTCTCAGCTGTTAAGATAGCTTCATCACCAACTGATATTTCTGATATTCCTTGAATGTCATGCTCAAGGTTACCTTTATGAGTTAAAAAAACGTTTCCTAGTATAGTCTCAGTTTTTGTGCCAAGTACTGTTTCGGCGTTATTACCTTGAATAGCAACATCTTTATTCTTTGCTATGTCTGTAACTTTATTTCCTTTTACTATTTCATCTATATCTCCAGCAACGCTGGTAGTAAAGTTGCCACCAACTTGTAAGTCAAAATCACCAGCAACTTTTAGTTTTAAATTACCGTTATAAACTAGTTCCCCGTCACCTTCAACTATTACTTTTTCATCAGAAGCTGTTATGCGAATAGTGTTTTCAGTAGAACTGTAAATAACTGTTCCGTCTGCGCGCATCTCTACGCCTGAGCCAGATTTGTGTCTGAACATCATTCTTTCTCTGCCAGTAGTATCGTCATACTCAACTACATGTCCAGATATAGTTTCTTTAACTTGATTTAACGGATATTGCGTAGGAGCTTCTGTCTTAAGTTCTAAATCCATTCCATCAGTAGCACCACCTAAGTAAACGTGCGATTCTTTAGCTCCAGTTGCTTTATTATTTACATTAGTACTTCCAACATATTCAGGTTTTGGAAATATTCCATCTGGATCAGACCGGCCATCACTAGCTTTTCTGGCAGACTGGTATGCCGCGTCATCTACAAACTGATTTTGATTTTGTAATTCTTTACTCATATTATCTTGCACCTATTGGAAATTTATTAAATAAATTTTTTGCTATGCCTTCTTTTTGTGATAACGTTTGATTTGGAGCACTTTGCAATGAATTTACTACACTGTCTATTTTTCCACCTGATTTTTTTACTAATCCTTCTAAGTTTCCAATTTTTGAATCTTTTAAAGATTTACCTAAACCGGCTGGTAACTTACCAGCTGCATCTAGTTCATCTATTTTACTATTCATGTTACTTATTGCAGTACCAGTTTCGTTTTTAAATACGTTCTGCGCATTTGCAGCATCTTTTTGAAAAGCTTCTGATTCTAACCTTTGAGTTATATCACTATTTATTTGATTAAAATCTATTGGAAAAGATCCACCTTGAGTAGATTTAGCTATCTTATTTGGCTTAATCATTGCTAATTGTCTTGGGTCTGGCATTTCTTCTAAGTCAGAAGGCGATGAAGTTAAAAATTCTACGTCATGTATAGACTTTACTACTTCTTTCGCGTTAAACCCTGGACCGTCGTATTCTGGATCAATTTCAAAATCAGAAAAAACTTGACCAGCTGGAAAAACTCTTAACCACACTTTTATTATTATATTAAAAGACTCCATTTGTTTTGAAGTAACTGGTGCGGTATCACTGGCAATAAAAGCAACTTTAACACCCGATAAAGCAAATTGGGCATAATCTTTATTTCTAGTAACATCTAAAGGTCTTCCTTCTTGTATATCTCCATTTCTTAAAACTATATAATGAGGTTGTATTCCAAACTCTTTCGGCTTAATACTTATTCTCGAGTCAGCTTGCTCAGTACTTCCTAATGTGCTTACAAGATTACTTCTATCAAATATTTTAGTCAGCCTATGTACTTCAGCTGCGTCTGCTTTGTTTGGTGCACCAACTAAATGTTTAGTCCAACCAAATATTATACACCCTATCTTGTCTCGTCCTTTAGTAACTGTTCTAGGACAATTTTTCAATTTAGTATACAATTCATCTGGAGATGCTATTTTTTTAAAAACGTAACTTGCCGGCGTGTTAAAACCAGCAAAGCCTTTTGACGCTGTAGAAGCACTTATTGTATTAGTAGGACCAGCTGATATTAACTCTCCTTTACTTACATTGCTTCTTATGTTAGTATTTAAACCTTTGTCAATTAAGTTCTTAAATTTTTCAGGACTAAACTTAGAGCCTTGTAATACTTCTCCTATATCGCCTGAACCGGTTCCTGTTATACCTTTAGCCTTAGCTACTAAATGAGAAGCAAAATTAGTATTAGGTCGACCAATACCGCCAAAAGGAGATAACGGATCTAACTTAGTTCCAGCATTATTTAATTCTTCTTTTACTTTAGCTTTATATATTTTTTCAACTTCATTGTTTGCTTTTAGTTTTGGATCATTTTGAGGTTCTAAAGAAACTTCAGCTTTAGACGCATTTAATGCTACTTTTGAAATTAAACTATTTAGTTTTTTATCTGAAAATGCTGGAAAAGTTTTCTTTGTTATTTTTTTAGTAGAGCTAGCATTCATTTGAGTAGTAAATTTTTTAAGAAATCCAGAAGCTCCCTTGCCTCCTGTTATAGCTTTTATACTTGATAACTGATTAGAAATTCCTGTTGCAGTTCCATCACCTAAGTTTTGAGTAGCTTTTGCTAACATAGGTCTTTTAGTTATACCTTGAAAACTTTTAGCAAAATCTTGTATTCCCTTAAAACCACCAGTTTCTCCAAAATTTTTATTACTCACTCCTTCTAAATTTATCTTGTCAAATTGTAAATCTTTTATTAATTCTTTTGATTGAGCTTCCATTTGAGAAGACTGAGCTGCCATGGCATCTGCAGTTTCTTTACCAAGAGCAGCTTCTACTTCTGCTCGTGTAAAATTTTTTACGTAAGTAACTTTTATTTTTGCATAGAACCTGTCGAGTTCTACAACCGTAAGTGGACCTGCTGCTGATGAAGAAGTGCTAACACTCCAATTTCCTCTAGACAAATTTGTAAAAGCAAAAGAGCTTTCTCTTTGCTTAACTTGAACATTGGTAACTTCAGGATTCGGTCCAGCATCACTTGGTAAATTTACTCTACGGCCACTGCCATTTATAAAACTTGTTTGAGACATTCTAGTTATCCATGTTTAAATTTATTAAATACTTCATCGGCATTTTTTATTCTCTTTGCGATACTTTTTGATGGTTGATAAGGTTCATACTTAAATCCCGAAGGTCTTTCGTAGTAATCAAAAGCTTTTGTAGCTTGTTCTACTGTCAACGTGTTTTCTAATTTTCTTCTCGCTGTTTTTTCTGTAGTAGCTAATTCGTATTTTACAAAATGAACTTGAGCGTATAGGGATTTGTAATCTAATTTTCTCGTTCCAGAAAAGTTAATAAGTTCAGCAAGTCTAGACTTATCATATCCGCCTTTGGCTTGCGGATTCCATTGCGCTATTCCGAAGCCTCTTATTTCTGTACCATCAGCTAACTTTATTTTATCAGTGCCTGATATAGCATCTATCTTTATATCTCCAGATCTAGTTCTTCCAGCTTCTTGCAAAAAGTGTCCGCACATTGCTGCAACTTGATGCTCTTTGTATGGACCACCTTTTTCTGATATAAAAAAATTAAATATTTTTTCTATGTTAGTAGTTCCTGTAAGTTCAGAATCTAAGTTAGCTAGTCCAGACTGCTGAACTGCAACACTTTGTATATTATTTTGAGCTGGTTCCCCGTCATCGCTCACTTCATTTTTAAGAGTTTCTATCTTAGGTATCGATCCAAGAACTAACGGTAATTGAGAATTTTTTCCATCTAAAAATACGCCAAACACTTGTGCTCTGACTTTTAACTGGCAATTTGCGCCTATGCCAGAACTTCCACCTTCTGTTACAGGTATCGACACTTGAGCCCATGGTAAATCTGGAGTGTCAATATCTTCTGTACTAGATCCATGTATTCCATGTATTCTTACTCTAACTCTATCTAAGCGTAATGGATCATTGTTATCAACTACTATTCCAATAAACCACCGTACAGTATCTCCATAAAAATCCATCATAACTCGAACTCTCCTCCAAAAGAACCTAGTTTACCGCATAGTAACTTAGTGCTAGCTCCAGTTCTAGTTATTATATGTCTCGCTGCACATATTATATAGTCTCCAGACTTTTTATGATCGACAACAGGTCTAGTTTCTTCTTTAATCGGGTTATTATCTAAAAATATTATTCTTATTAATTTTCCTAAAGTATAGTTTGCATCACCAGTTAAAAATTCTCTACTTTTTACTGTTATTTCTAAAGGAGCTTTTGCTAAAAATTTTCTTAACGATTTACTTATAACTTTTCTTTTGTGCGAAACAGAATTAGTTTCACTTCCATAACTATTATTTCGAGTATTTCCTTGTACGTAAGCTCCACTTGAAGATATTTCTGTTTTTACTTTTGAGTTATACGATGTTAACAAACTGCCTTGAACAGCGTATTCAGTTCCATACACGTGTCTTTTATTAGAACCACCTAATCTGTTATCTGTCGCTAATCCTCTAAAAACATCTCCTTCTACATTAAAATGAGATATTTGAGGTAAGCCAGTAAGCGTATCAAGAAAAGAATATTGAGCTCCCACTAAACCTTCTTCAATTAATTTAACTAAATTTTCTCCATCTCTATATTTAAATTCTTGTATAGCATAATATTTTCTCATGCTATCTGCGTCTGAGTTAACACTAGGTGCATATATGTAAGGCATGTCTATGTTAATAGGAACTTTCTCATCTACCATTGTTCCAAGACTTTTTAAAACTAAATTATCAAGAGCCATAGTTGAATAAAAATAGTAAGGCATTCCATCTGTATCAGACATTCTATTCTTAAGCCAAACACAAGATTCAATTGGGTGCATGTTTGGAACTATAACTTTCATGTCTGAAATAGAGTCTTGACCAGTAACTGCTACTGATTTTTTTAAAAAGCTATTTAATATAGAAGATATAATTTTTGATGGAGCCCCGGTGTAAGCTTTGTTAACGTTTTGAACAGTAGACTCAAACATGTGATATTCAGTACAGTTAATTAAAACAACTTCACCTCTTTCATCAGATCTAACTATACCTTCTATTTGATCTATTACGAATTCTTTTTTTATACTAAACCCAGAAGTTCTAGCTTCAGCGTGAATCAACTCTAAAGTTAATTTTTCGCCTCCTTGGAAGTCAATATCTTGTACTAAATTAGAGTTATCTACAAACGATATTCTAGCTGTAACGTATGGTTTTTCTATATGTTCGTATAGAGTTATGTCTGTAATGACGTCTCTTATATCAGTAATAATAGACAACCTATTACTACTAATATCTGCTTTACTTATAATAAATTCTGATTGAGCTTCAATCGTAAATTCAGACATATTATTCTCTCATAGCTTTTTTATAACTAGAAATTAAAGTACCCATTAAAGATGGTTTTATTATCTTTATGCTTCTCAAACTTTCATTTATGTTAAGATAAACTTCTTCAAATGTTTTTTCAGTTAATTGAGCACCTGGAGCTAATAAGCCTTGAAAAGTCGACGAACTAGCATCACTATCAATTCCTAAGTCAACCAATTGACTACTAGCATTTACGTAATGACTTGCCGATTGATATTCTGGAACACTAGATATAGCAGTGATACTTTCAGTTGCGCCACTAGAATTTGTCGATTGAATTTGTTCTCCAGCTGATCTAAAAGAAACAGAACCTTTTACGACAATTTGTCCTAAATTTAGATTACGTCTTATTATAGTTCCACTCGCTCCAGAAGTGTTACCAGTAATTACCTGACCTACTTTAAATTTATCAGTAAGCTTATCTCTAGTGTTTATTACAGTGTTTGGAAATATTTTTTTAGTGTATGCTTCAAGTTCAGGTCTTGTTAAGGGCCAACCTTGCTCACGTATGTCATCGTTTAACACATAAAAAGTCCAGTAATATAATGGGGTTCCATACAGCTGTATAGAAACTTGATCTGGTCTAAATCCCTCTTGTATCGTATGAAAGTTGTAAAATAATAAATTATCTTTTATTTGATCTACGACATCTGCGTATCTCGAAATATCTTGAAATATTACTGGATCTACTTCATCGCCAAACGAATAGAGTAGAGTTTGAAATTCTGAAAAGTATTGCATTAAAAACCGTCCTGTATATCTTTCTTAGTAAGTGTTTTGTACTCTACAAAACTCAGATTTAAATCTATTTCACTAGCTTGTCCATCTCTTTTAAAAGTTCCACCCGTTGGATTTACTGTATGACTTACATTTCTTAAGTAACAATATTTAATCTGTGGTAATTTTTTGTTCGTGGATCCTCTGTATTTAAAGGTAATTTTAAAAGCGTTAGGAAATTTATAACCTAAATCTGCAGAAGCTCCATTTCCAACATTAGCTGCTAAAGTGTCTGGATACATTTCTTCTCTAAAGTGTTTAACTATCTTTCTTATAGTTTCAGCTTCTTGTGCAGACTCAGCAATCATTTTAAAATTAAAAGTAAATTCTCTTAACGCTACTCCTCTAAATAAAGATCTTATATTTGGGTTTACTACTACTCTGTTTTGCAAAGTTAAAGCATTTTTAATTCCACTAGCTCCCGGAAGAGCTCCTATAGCGTTTATTAATCTTGAAGCACCTAATCTTGCAGCGCCTTCTCCTACACTATTAGATCCTCTAAAAAGATCAAATACATTATTTGTTCCTGCATCCAAAGCAGCAAGTGTTGATCCTAGTGCACCTGCCCCAGCTTCTGCAGCTGCAGTTGCTGCGGCTCCTGCGAATCCTATCGATGCATTTTCATATTGTGCGTTATCTACATATTGCATTTGTAAAGGAAAATACATGTCTACTAGATCTGCCCCGGCCACGGGTTGAAAAGTTATTCCGCCTTGAAGAACGTTCTGCGCAGCTTTTGTAAAGTTATTGTCTGTAAACCAAGACTTAGCTGCAGATAATTTGTCTTGTGAAAAATTATTTAAGGCGCTAGATATAGTGCCGCCTCCGCCTTTTGCCTTTCCAGTTGATGCTATAGCCGCTAAAGCTGGTCCATCTATTCCACTTCCTTGTATTCTAGCATTTTCACTCGCGATGGCTCTTTCTGTTACTTCAAGAGCCTCGTCGTCATCTCCTTCTAGTACAGAATTTATAGTAGCTGGACCAAATGAAGCGTCTGCGTCATTTGCAAAATACACATTAGTTCCTTTTGGAGCAATGTTATCTTCTAAAGTTTTAATATGGCTCTTACTATCAGCTCCATCTTGATTTGGTTGCAAGGAGAACATTCTAAAGCTAACTCTTGCGGCGTAAGCTGGATTTTCAGTAAATGCAGGAAATTGTAAACTTTCTCCAACAGCTTTAAGAGATTGACCAGATTCTTGTACTTCTTGAGTTTTTTCTGATGTTCCGCTGTTAGTTACGTTTTTAGTAAGCCTAGATAAACTCCCTTGCGCATCATCAGCAAAAGACAAATTCTCTCCACTAGGACCTTTTTTTAAAATTCCGGTTTTTGTAGCTGGAAATAATTCCATGGTAATTCCTTATAGATAGTATTATTAAGTTTTATTTTTCTATTTATAACAGTTATCATGGTATATTCAGGCCGATATTCAATCAAAAACCCCACCAAATATACTGGAGATGTCGCTAATATAATATATAGGTCTCTTTGGGAGAAGTCTGTTTTTATGTGGTGTGATGGTAATCCTAAAGTTAAAAAGTGGAGTTCCGAAGAAGTAATTGTTCCTTACTATTACGAAGTTGATAAAAAGTATCACAGATATTTTGTTGATGTAAAGATAACGTATGATGACGATAAGACAGTGCTCGTAGAAATCAAGCCAGAGAAAGAGACAGTTCCTCCAACAGGACCAAGAAAAACTAAGAGATATATAAGTGAAGGATTAACTTATATAAAAAATATGAATAAGTGGGAAGCAGCAAATGAATACGCAAAAGATAGAGGATGGGAGTTTCAAGTGTGGACTGAAAAAACACTACAAGAAATGAAACTTATGAAGAAACCAGTCCCAGGTAAACTTAAATCGTTACCAAAGCTTAAACCATTTAAGCGCAAAAAGCGTAGAAAATAGTTATAAATAGAATCATGAGTAATCTATTTCAAAAATTAGAACTTGAAGCTTTTAGAAAAGGTATTAATCCACGTACGCGCGAGTCACGCGAGTGGTTTAGAAGAAAGGTTCAGCAGTTAACAAGAGTTAATAGAGACCAACTGATGAGAGAACCTGAAGTAACTCGAAGAGCAACTCACAGTTATGGCGGAATGTTTATGTACTTCTATGATCCGAAGCACAAAGATAAACTTCCATATTACGATAGATTTCCATTAACTATACCAGTTGAACCAGCAAAAGGCGGATTTCGTGGAATAAATTTACACTACTTACCTCCTGTACTAAGAGCAAAGTTTTTAGACGCTTTGTTAAACATCACAAATAATAAGAAGTATGACGAGTCAACTAAGTTTAACTTAACCTACAACTTATTAAATGGTTCAAGAAATATGAGATACTTTAAACCCTGCTTTAAGCACTATTTACTAGATCATATTAAATCTAGATTTGCTGAAGTACCAGCGCCAGAATGGGAGATAGCTACTTTCTTGCCAATAGCGCAATGGGAAAAATCTACTGCAGGAAGAATATATTCAGATTCAAGGAAGACAATAAATGGCTAGTAGTATAGATGAAATAAAAGCTTTGGCAAATACTAAATTAGGTTTTGCAAGATCTAATAGATTTTTAGTTACATTGCCATCTTTTGGAGGTGGTGGATTATTTGGTTTTTTTACAGAAGGAGCTAATCCAAGAGAATTAAACATATTGTGTTCAAACGCAACTTTACCATCAAAACAAATCTTGACAAGTGAGAGAAGAATTGGTATGGAATTTCAAAAAGTAGCTTATGGCTATGCGGTTGACGACGTGAGTATGACTTTTTATTTAATGAATGATTATGGAGTAAAAGAATATTTTGATACTTGGAGAAAGGTTGTTGTTGACGAAGATGCGATGACAGCAGGATACAAGAACGAATACGCTAGGCAGGTTACTATACACCAATTAAGACAGCCTTTAGCTGGATTTAGTAAACAAGTAGGACCAATAAGATTTAGCGGAGGAATAGGTGGAGGTACAGTTTATTCTGTAGATTTATTAGATGCTTTCCCTATTGCATCAAGTGCAGTTGAATTAAGTAATGAGCTTGACGGCTTAGTTCAATTTACAGTAACGTATGCTTATACAAACTGGAAAAGATCGTCAAGAACTCAAGGATTCATCAATATGGATATAGATACTCCATTAGGTGGAATCGACATATTATAAGGAGTGAATGTAATGGCTTTGCCAAAATTATCTAATGATAGACCAGTTTACGAGATGGTCGTTCCTTCTACTCAAGAAACTGTAAAGTACAGGCCTTTCTTAGTAAAAGAACAAAAAAATATGTTAGTGGCTTTTGAATCGCAAGACCCCAAGCAAATACTTGACTCTATGCTAATAAGTATAGAATCATGCGTCCCAGGGATAAACTTAAAAAAACTAGCCACGTTTGACATTGATTACATGTTTACACAAGTAAGATCAAAATCTGTTGGTGAAACATCAACTATTTTATATGCATGCGTTGAATGTAAAGAAGAAAACGAAGTTAAAGTAAATCTTCAAGATATACAAATGGAAGGTAACCAAGTTAAACCTTCACTTATAAAAATAAATGATGATATAAGTGTACAAATGAAGTTTCCAACATATAACGACGTTATAGCACAAAATGTATTTTCTAGCGAAAAAACGTCTCCTACAGCTATGCTCATGGATTCTATAAAGTCTTGCATGTATGCCGTGCAAACTCAAGAAGAAAATATATTGATAAGAGACGAATCAGCTGAAGAAGTAGATACTTTTATAAACTCATTAACAAATGAGCAGTTAGAAAAACTAACTGATTTTGTAGAGAATCTTCCTAACTTATCTCATGATGTCACTTTTAATTGTAAGAAATGTCAGACTGAAAATAAAATAACACTGAGGGGATTACAAGATTTTTTTTAATAAACCTCTCTCATGAAACGTTGGAGAACTATTTCAAGACGAATTTTTTAATGATGCAGAATTTTAACTATTCATTGACAGAACTAGAAGAAATGATGCCGTGGGAGAGAGAGGTATATTTAATGTTATTAAACGATCACCTTAAAGAACAGCAACTAGCGGCTGAACAGCAAAGGTAAAGATATGGCAGATGTAACTTTAGCTACGATAAATCAGACATTAGTGTCTGTCGATGATAATACTCAAAAAACGAGTAGAGGTATCGATGGGTTTCTAAAATATTTAGAAGAAAAAAGACGTGATGATTTAGAAGCTGATAGAGAAAAAAAAGCTCAAAGAGTTGAAGTTAACAAGACAAAAGGAGATTCTGCTGGAAAAACAGGCGGATTCAAATTACCATCTTTTGGTTTAGGTGGATTAACTAAAGCTTTAGGAGGTATAGCAACTGTTGGTGGTGCTGTTGCTCTTGCAAAAACTTTAGGAAGCAGACTTATAAAAAGAGGTCTGTTTGCTGCTGTAGCTACCGCTTTTGCCGATGACATAGCTAACGCTTTAGTAAAAGGCGACGACCAACCTTCTGAACAATTAAGAAACACTTTATCAAATGCTATATCTGGTGGAGCTATTGGTTATGCTGTAGCAGGTAGAAAAGGTGGTATCATAGGACTAATAGGCGGTGCACTTCTTTCAAATCCAAAGACAAAAGAGGCACTTAAAAAATTAGGAGAAAACTTAGAAGAAACAGCTACAAAAATATTTGGAGATGTTGACGTTAAAGGTACTTTAGCTAATGCTTCAAATACAATGAGTGGGTTATTAGGTAAAGGCATCACTTCAATAAATAATTTATTGGAGGGCAACACTGATAACTTAGCATCTGATATAGCTGGTTCTTTGACTACACTAGCTGGCTTAGCATTTTTAGTAAGCCCAAAGGCTACTATAGGAGCAGGTAAATCTACGCTAAGAGGATTATTAAAAGGCTTTAGTAAATCTGGACCTGTAGGAAAAAAAGTAGCTGGTATCTTAGCACTACTTGGATTGACTGCAATATCACCTACTGGAGAAGTAAAAGGCTTAGATCTAGAAGGCGGTGTTGGACAGGGATTAGATAACATTGATACTTCTAATATGTCAAATAGCGAACTGAGAAAGTATCAAAATAAAAGAAATGAAAATTTAAATTTTGTAGACGATACAGTAGGAAAGACTGGACTTGTGACTTCTGGCGCGGCCATTGCTAGTAGTAAATTAGCTGAACAGTATATGAAGAATAAAACTTTAAATCCACCAGCAAGAATACGTCCAGGAGACTAT